TATGTGAGTGGTTAGGGCAAAACTTGGCAGGTGGGGATGCTGACTTAGATGAGGCGTTTCCTATGGTAATGGGAGACCTAGCATAATGGCAAGCGAACTTAGAGTAAACACCCTGAAGGATGCGGCTGGGAACAACTCTGTTGGCATGGCTAATGTAGCAGAGGGAAGCGCAAAGCTGTGGACTTCGTTTGCCAATACAAGTGGTACACCATCAGCGTTACAAAGCCACAATCAGTCTAGCATAACGGATAGCGGTGCGGGTCACTATGGCATTAACACAACAAATTCTTTTTCAAACAACGAATATTCTGCCGAATGTTCAGGAAGTGCTGAGACGGGATTTGGCTGTGTAGCTTCTGTAGACTTGCCTAACATGACCGCATCTAAGTTACAGTTTTACACTGTAGAAAACAATTCTACTACTATTCAAGACTATGATAGAAACAACGCACAAGCCCACGGAGACCTCGCATGAGTAAAGCAGCAGAACTAGCCGCACTGATTGGTTCGCAGACGGCTTTATCAAACAGGAACCTGATTATCAATGGTGCTATGCAGGTGGCACAGCGGGGTACGAGTTTTAATAGCAACAACGCTATCGACTATACGGTAGATAGGTGGGGTACATTTGCAAATGGGCAAATTACAACTACACAAGAAACTTTTACGGCAGGGCAAACTGCTGTTCCTAACGAACCAACACACTACGTCCGTTGGAATGTAACTTCGTATAGTTCTGGCGATAACTTTTTCCAGAAAATTGAAGATGTTAGAACTCTGGCAGGGCAGTCTGCGACTCTATCTTTTTACGCTAAATCTGACACGGACATTACTACCCGCCCTAGATTCATTCAAGATTTTGGCAGCGGCGGCAGTTCTGATGTTGTTACAACAACAGACACAGCAAGCATTACAACCTCTTGGCAAAAGTTTGTCATCACTACAGCAATACCTTCTATTTCTGGAAAAACAATAGGCACATCAAGCTATCTTGAGATTGAACTTCTAAGGGTAACAGACACTTTTACTGGTCAAATTGACCTTGCCCAAGTCCAGCTTGAGGTTGGCGAACAGGCCACGCCGTTTGAACACCGCAGCTATGGCGATGAGTTGGCTAGGTGTCAGAGGTATTATTATCAGACCTTAACAGGGGCTGCGTACCAGCGTCACGGTCTTGGGGTAGCTGTTTCGACAAGTTTTGTTGATATGCCATATAGACTTCCTCAAACAATGAGAACAAGGCCATCTACTACCAAAAGTGGTTCTCTGTCTGTAGAAAGTAATACAACTAAGTCAGTGTCGGCAGTAACAGTTTCAACAGATAGTTCAAGTGCAGATGTAGTCCGTTATGGAATAACTTGCGCTACTTCAGTAACTGTTGGCTATGGGTATTATCTTATGAATGGCAACGATGCAAATGCCTATATTACATTTGATGCGGAGTTATAAGAGATGATTATCACAAACGCAAAATATTATTTGAATCACATAGGCGACAATAATGATGGCATCACCGCAACCATTGACGGCACAGAAATGTCCATACCCCTTGACCCAGCCAACCGCCACTACGCAGAAATCTTGCGGCAAGTGGCTGATGGAACACTAACCATTGCGGATGCTGACTGATGAACGAGGAAAACAAAGTCATCATTGACGTTGTAGCTGGTACTGGAACCTTTGCCGCCTGGATGGCTATGGTGCCTGACGTTGTGGCTTTGTTTACTGGCGTATGGATTCTAATTCGTATCTGGGAAACTGACACAGTGAGGCGCATCGTTAAGCGCATTTTGGGCAATGTTTAAGGCAATCGTACTAGCTTGTGCGATAGCAAACCCAACCGACTGCATTGAGTTTCACGACACTCGCGGCCCCTACGACACCCGCGCTGCCTGTGAACGCCGTGCGATGGAAATGGGGCGTGATGTTGGCGAGATGACCCACGGCCTGATGCCCAAACAATGGCGATGCCAAGTTTTGAAAAAGGGGATGTTGTCATAGACCCTATTAGCATCACAGCGGCTGTTAGCGGGGCTACAGCGGCGTTCAACACCATCAAAAGCATGATTGCTGCTGGCAGGGATATGGAGTCCTGCATAGGTGATGTCTCGCGCTGGATGAGGATGGCATCTGATGTTGACCAGGCAGCAAAACAAGCCAAGAACCCACCCTTATTTAAGAAACTGTTGTCTGCTGGGTCTGTTGAGGAAGAAGCCTTGCAAGCTTATGCGGCTAAAAAAAAGCTGGAAGCACAACGACAAGAACTAAAGAACTTTTTGAATATGTCATACGGGCCACAAGCCTGGGCAGATTTAATACAACTGGAAGGCAGGATAAGGAAGCAAAGACAGGAAGCTATTTACAAGCAACAAGAGAAGCGCCGCCAGATAATCGAAGTGCTGGCTGTTTTAACTGCAACTTTGCTAACTTGCGCTGCACTGTTATTTATTATATGGGTTGCGGTACAGGCTTAGTATGAGTCAGACAACCACAGGCTTGATTGGTGAATACCTAGCAGCAGGAATTGTGTTATCATTGGGCTGGAGAGTGTCGATGTGCCAGCAAGATAAAGTTGACCTAGTAGCGTGGAAAGAAGATGAATATATCAGGATACAAGTTAAGACTGCGCAGCTATCTGGCGAAAAAGCTGCTAGAAATCCGGTGTACCATTTTCAGTTTGGCAGTGGACAAAAGAATAAAATTCTACCGAATGAGAGAGACTATGACATTTTATGCTGTATCGGCCTGGGCCAACGTAAAGCGTTGTTCCTGCCCATTCAACAGGTGCAACAAAAGTCGAAGCGCATGTCGCCCCAGCTTTTTGATGCGCCTAAAGCAGAACTACACTCGTTTAATAAAGCGTTGGCAACAGTAAGAGGACGCAGAGATGGCTGATTGGTTTGAGAGATACATCAAGGTAAACATCACTGCGAAGCTAACAATGATTGCAAGTGTGGCTATGTCATGGCGATGCGCGGAATGGTTTATGAACCTTGAAGCCCCGACAACCGCCCAAGCGAGTTTCGTGTCTGTAATCATGGGCGTGATGACGGGCATCTATGGCCTGTATTTAGGTAGAGAGGCGAAAGGAAAGTGATTCAGTTACTAGGCGTAGTCGGCAATCTTGCCCAGACTTTTTTGGAAGGCAAGGTCGAGAAAGAAAAAGCCAAGTCAGAGATAATGAAGACCGCAGCCCAGCATGATTCCAAGTGGGAACTCATCATGGCTGAGTCTACAAAGTCCAGCCTCAAAGATGAGATTATAACGATTGTTGTACTCATCCCCTGCATACTTAGCTTTGTTCCAGGCATGGAAGAACTGGTAAAGTCTGGGTTTGCTAGGCTGAACGAACTGCCGGATTGGTATCAAAACATATTGTATGTTACTATTCTTGCCGGATTAGGACTTAAAGGTGTAGATAAATTTAGGAGAAAGTAATGCCAGGAAAAGGTCTATACGCAAACATTCATGCAAAACGCAAGCGCATCAAAGCTGGAAGCGGTGAGAAGATGCGCAAGCCTGGTAGCAAAGGCGCACCAACATCAAAGGCTTTTAAGCAATCAGCAAAGACAGCAAAGAAGAAAAAGAAATGACCTTCCCGCTGTCACCTAACTTCTCATTGGAAGAAATGGTTAAGTCTCAGACTGCGGAACGCAAGGGTATTCCCAACACCCCAGAACTGCACCACATTGAGGCTATGGAACTGTTGTGCGAAAAGATATTGCAGCCTATCCGTGATGAGTTTGGTTCGTTTCTAGTGTCATCTGGTTATCGCAGCCCAGAGTTGTGTGTTGCAATCGGCAGCAGTTTAGACAGCCAGCATGCCAAGGGTCAGGCAGCAGACTTTGAGGTAGCTGGCATAGATAACTATGACCTAGCAAAATGGATTGAGGACAACCTAGATTATGACCAGCTTATTCTTGAGTGTTATACTGGCGGTAACTCTGGCTGGATACATTGTAGCTACGTTGAAGGCGGTAGAGGTGAGTCGCTTACATATAACAAGCAAGACGGGTATACCCACGGGCTGAAGAAAGATGGCTAAATCACCAGCATGGCAGCGCAAAGCAGGCAAGAGTAAGTCAGGCGGTCTGAACGCCAAAGGCCGTGCATCTGCCAAACGCCAGGGTATGAATCTAAAAGCCCCTGTATCTCGTAAGCAGGCAAAGAAATCACCCAAGGCAGCAGCTAGGCGTAAGAGTTTTTGTGCCAGAATGAAAGGCATGAAGAAGAAGCTGACAAGCAAGAAAACAGCGCGTGACCCGAACAGTCGTATCAACAAAGCCCTACGCAAGTGGGATTGTTAGTTACAAATAACTAAACTATATCCAGTGCCATCTTTGTGTTTAAATGCCTTGTAAGGGATGTTGTAGTGTCGCGCAGCATCCCTTGCCCTTTCATGTTCAAGCCAGTTATCAAATGTAAGTGATTCACCAACTTTCAAACTCTTTAAGAATGTCCACCTTCCTCTTTTCTTTGCTGGCTTGCCTAGCTTTGGCTGCCCACAACACTCGCATCTGTTCATAACATTCCCTCCTGTTTAGCGAATAGCAGATGGGCTGCTTACTCCCAAGCATTACCCATCCACCGTTTTTTATGTAATGTTCGTAACCGCACACGGCGCAAGCAATCTGCCGTGAATCAAACTTTTTCTTTGCCATCTTCTAGCAGTTCTAAAGCGATTGCGCTGTAGCCTATGATGTCTACGAATGAGTCTACATCATTACAGTTAAGTCCAAACTCATCCTTTGCCGACAGCCTGGACAGCTTTAACGCAACCATGAACGCGCAAACTTGTGTCGCACTCATCTTGTGGCCTGTAATCATAGACCCCATCTCACTGATTTGCCGGAAGTTATCACCAACCGCCCCATACTTAGACCGTTCCAAGAGTATGTCCTTGCAATGGTCTAAAGCATGGAAGGCAGTTTCCAAATTAGAATGGCACTTCATCATCAAGGGCAATCTGCGGCTTTGGCGCGGCTGGTGTTTCCATTGACTCTGCAATCTTACGCATGCCGCCCTGCCTTACGTTAGCAGCAATGCTTTCGCCGCTTGTGTAGTCCTCTGCAATGCGTTCGCTGATGCTTACATCAATCGACCCATCTTCATTTGCAAAGACAGAGATTTGATGCCGCGTGTCCTTGCTTAGAACCACATCACCTGGTTCCTTGCCCACATAGGGCTTCCAGTTTGAGTTGCTATGGGTTGCTTTCTTGTCTGGGTCATTCGCAAAGCAACGAATGGTAGTGATTTTTCTCAAGGCCATTAGGCTTCTCCTTCTTCATTTATAGGTATAAGTTTAGATAGCTTTACGCTTATGTAAGGTATTTCCTGTGATGTATTATTGTTCCACCCAGAAATAATGTATGTCTCCCCACTAAGGGTCATGTAACCCTTCATGTCTGGGCTTTTATCGTTGCCTTTTTTATTGTACGGAAACATTGCCCCGTTCAAGTCTTTGTGTTTGAAAGCCTCCACTTTACTCTCCCGCTGTTAGTTTATCTTCAGCATCAAGGAACAGCTGAACAATGTGCTGTGCTGCTTCTGGATTACGTTGTTTGATTTCTTGTATCTTAGGTTTCATAGACTCAAACAGAGTATGAACATTATTCACATGCTTCATCTGACGCAAGCGAGATTTCATATCTTGCCACACGCCCTGGTCGTGCTTCGCGTCAAGTTCTTCACGGGTCATTTCTTTGGGTGGTTCAGACGGGGCCGGAGATGCTTGACTTGGAGGGTCTTTTTTCTCGACAGCCACCGTCTGATTCTGTTTGATATTATCGTAGGCTAATTCTGCCTTTTGTTTTAGGTCATTATTTTCGGCTGTTAGTGTCTGTATAATTTCATTAGTTTTTCGCGGCACGGCTTCTAACTCGTTTGCCGATGCGTACTCACCACCAGACAATCCCAAACTAGATAATGCCCTGCCTATAGCAGATGTCTCAGCATTTTCCAAGGCAGAAGTTGTGTTGACATGGCCTTGCCCTCTTATTTCTTCAGCCATGCCAGACCCAACAGTGATGCCATCCTTGTTTGTAACGATAGC